ACTAAGTTGTGCCTACCCCCCCCCAGAAATTTTTTCCAAATTCATGCACCAACTCGCGCAACACAACCAACACAAGCCTTGCTAATTAAACGCACCAGGATGCCCAAGGTTAAGTTTTTATGCACTGGTGCTAGTCACGGTATGGGTGCCCGGCTTTCAACCAGGTTAAACATCGGCCAAAACATCGGCCAATTCGCACTTAACCGGCCCGGCAGAAGGAATGTCAGACGCAACGTAGTGCATTTGGCTCAAATCGAATATATTGCAGACCGGCTTTCCAACCGGCCCCCACCGTTCGCGGCACCGCCCCTAAAAGATTGTGCTTGACACCAGGTATTTTTTGTGCTATAAACTGGGCAAAATCTAACATGAAAAAACTTTTTTAGCGTGTCAGACGCAATATAGACCACTTTTAAATCTAATATATCGCACTTAAAAGGAATTATAGTGAGCACTAAACGGCCAAAAGGACGGCCAAAAAAACAAAAGTCGTATAAGGAATTGCGTAAAATTTGGTACAAGAAACTGGCCGACGAAGGCTTCAACGACATTGAATGGGGTAGCCCAGATTCAGGCTATTTAACTTGGACCCCAAAGCCAAATTCTGCCGACGAAATGCGCGAGCGTCAAACCTATTATCGCATGTGTGAGCGCTACCTACAAAACTATCAGTACTTGCGTGGTAAAGACCGATTCATTTGGAAGCTCCACTGCAAAGGTTGCACCTACAAAGAAATAACCGACACTTACAACAAGCACTACAAAGTAAAGGTGTCGATTTGGAAAATCCATCAGGCAGTGCAGAAAATTCTTGAGCGCGCCCGAGCCTGGAATGAAACCAATGAAGCCGGAATTTTTGTTGACTAGGAGTTTGAATTGGACTATGCTGATTTAACGGCAGTGAAAATTGTAACACAAAGCACAGTATCGGAGCCGGTGTTTGGTGAATCTGATTTTTATGTTCGCAGTCAACCGTGCACAATTTTTGCGAGATGGGTTGAGCGCACTGGAGTGCTGTGGATTGAGCACATTATTGTTGACGGCGTGGAGTGCAATGTGAGATTGTTAAGCACTGATTCGCGCAACAACCTCGAAGACGCAGTAGTGCTTGAAATCGGGCGCAATCATTTTTAAACGCAGCGCATAATATTTTTTTGGGGAAGCAAGAAGAAAAATTTATGGCCGATATAAACCCGAAGGTCCCCTTATCGATATTCGAACTAAACAAAATTCAAGACCGTGCAAAAGCACTGTGGCACACAACAAGCAACAATGAGTACGACGCAAGTGAGTGGGTCACGCTGTGCTACGTTGTAGCCACGCTTGAACATTTTAAATTGCCTATTCCGCCCGAAATAAAAAGAGACTTCTACGCCGCCTTATTGGAGGACTAATGTCAAACTCACCTATTATACTGCCAAATGTAGACGCAATGCTTGAAGATGCGTTATCTATTCTACGCACAGAGATTGTGCAGTTCAAAACTAAAGTTCAGCAAGGCCGGGCACTAAACCCAGTCGAAGCCAAGATTCTACAAGGCTATATTAAGAGCTTGGTAGACTTGAGCAAGGAAGAGCGAGACCGTGCTAAAGACGCGGACCTAGGCGATATGACCATGGACCAGCTCATGGAACTAATCCAGTCTAAACAGCACCAAAAACAACTAAAAGGTAAATAATGCTAAACGTAACGGTAAAGGCAGTGCTTCTGGAATACAACGACTCCCGACTGCGTTTTGATTTGGTATTTGAAGACGGGTGCGTTAAACACGTAGACCTGGACAGATACGGAATAAAAGCCATTAGAAGCGCATCACTCCGCGATATTATTGAGCAGTCGGCTGTCGATTATTTTGACAGTCTAGGCCAGTCTGTGGATGTTGTTTCTATAATTTTCGCTTGACAATTATCCCAACCTGTGCTATATACTCAGCATGTCAAAAGAAGAGATTAACAAATTATATGAGCGTTTAGCAACGCTTCTTGGAAACGCAACATTTCAAAAGAAACTCTGGGAACAGAAGGAAACGGAAATCCTTCGAGAAATTCTGGCACTCAACGAAAAAGCCGGAATTGCGTCAAAATCCAAGGAGCAGGATGAAACTCAAGACAAGAAGATTTAAAGCCTTTGCAACGGAAGCAATTGCCTTAATCGACTACATCCTGCAAGAATCCACAGCGCGTCGTGCCCCCATGGGCTACCGCCTAAAGATTCCATATAATAGTATAGTAAAAGATGACCGGGTAAACGATGGTTTTTTGATTGTCGAAATTCGGACATATTATGATGGCGAACTAAAGGAAGTACCTGATGAGCAACCCGAAACTTTTAAAATCACAGGTCCACATAAGGACCGCCACTGAAGCCGACATTGGCTTTATTTTTAACTCGTGGCTTAAATCCTACAAGAACTCCGCGTTCTCAAAATACATTGCAAACCCAGTGTACTTTGACCTTCACCACAAAGTAATTGAGTCAATCTTAAAGCGGAGCAAAGTGCTCATCGCGGCACAACCGTCAGACCCAACTCGCATATTTGGATATATCTGTGTAGAAGAAGTATCTGGAACGCACGTTGTTCACTACGCCTATACAAAAGAATCTTTCCGTAAAATGGGCCTGCTTAAATTGCTTATTGATGAAGCACAACTCCCGGAAATGGTTTTTTATACTCACAGTACGGTTAGCAGCTCCATGGTAATTCCGAAGGTCGGCAAAAAAATTATTTACAACCCTTATCTGGCATTTACAAACTTGAGGTATGAGTGACTATTATATTGGCACTTCAAAGCCCAAGGACGAACCAGTGCCAAAAATGCAGCCGCCCAGTCCTTCTCGAGTATGGTATTTAATAGTTGAAGACGAGATTAAAGTTTTTGACAGATACACGGTTCCAAAAAACGCAGAATTTATAGGATTTTTATGAAAACAAAACCGAAGAAAAAAGAATCTGAACCTACAGTCGAGCAGGCAGTTATAGAAGAGCAAATGGCCGCTCATGTTCGCGGACTTAAAATGCACTTGCGCACTCTTTCTAAAAAGAAACTTGTTACGGCTTGTATTAATTTGGCAGTGCAACTCCATAACCTTCAATCAGAAATCGAGGCTAAGGGGTCAAAGAATGTGGAGTAAACTTTTTCTAATCTTTGCGCTGCTTACTTCTCCCTGTATTGCGCACGGTAAGAAAATTGTATTAGAGCCTGCTAGCACAGTTACAATTAGCGGTGACATAGAGCCCATGAAAATGGCCTATACGCTTAACGAAGTTGTTTCTAAACTAAGCCCCGTGGCTCCAGTTCGGCTTGTGCTTTATAGTCCGGGCGGTTCACTTGCCGGTATGGCAGAAATGTTTGACTTCTTATCCGAGGATGCGAATATTGAAATAGTTATTCTCCGGGCCGCCAGCATGGCTTGTTTAATTTCCCAAGCTCCAGGGAAACCACGTTATATGCACAAATCCGGAATAATGCTTTTCCATCATTGCATGGTATCAATGGATGGCGTGCCTTTTAAACGACTTAAGCGCATAACAGAACGGTTTGAAGTCGAGAGTACCCAGTTTGATAAAATGTGTTCCAATCGAATGAAAATTCCTTTTGATGAATACTTAAAAAATATTGATGATAAAGACTGGCAACTAAGTCCCAAAGAGGCAGTAAAAGTTGGTGCCGCAGACGAGATTGTAGACGTTGAATGTAGTCCTGCTATGCGGAAACAAGACATTAACATGGCACCTATTCCTAAGTTTGATGGAGCTGCTCCCACCACGCTTTGCAAAATTATTGATAAAATGAACAAGGAGAGTTTAAATGGAACAAAAACCAAAACAAAATAAGGCATCTGCCATGGAACTAAAAGAACTTAAAACCTACCGTCCTGTGCAATTTAATAAGCAACTTGAAAGCTTCTTTCACCCTGCCAATCCAAAATTTAAAGGCTTAACAATGCAGTTTGATGCTACGTTGCAGGTCGTTCGTATTGACTTGCCAGGAAAAGACAGTGTTATGATTGTCCCGGCCAATATCGAATACATGAAGTAATATGCCCAAAAAGCTGATTTCCCGCAAGGCAATTGAGCGCGAACTTCAGCGTAGGTTTGCGCAGACTTCTAGCAAAGAGGCTACCCCCTTTGTGCTTGAAGAGTTTTGCTTTCCGGAGCAGCTTGCGTTTATTAAAGACACGGCCCGATTTAAAACTGCCGTATGTAGTCGCCGAGCTGGTAAATCAACTGCTTGCGTGGCCGACATGCTTTATACAGCACTTAACCAACCAGGCGACGTGCTTTACCTAACGCTAAATCGAAGAAGTGCAAAAAGAATTATCTGGCGCGAACTACTGCGCATCAACAAAGATTTTAACCTACAAGGCAAACCTGACAACACCGAGCTAACATTAACCTTGCCAAACAAAAATGTTATTCACATATCTGGTGCAAAGGACGAGGCCGAGGTTGACAAAGTTCGGGGTATGCACTTCCGAAAAGTTTACATCGACGAAGCGCAGGCATTCCGCCCCTATATTAAGGAGCTTATTGAAGATGTTATTGAGCCTGCACTCACAGATTATCGCGGTTCGCTCATTCTTATTGGCACTCCTGGTCCGATTCCTGCTGGATATTTCTACGAGACCTCAACTGGCGAAGGCTGGTCGCACCACCACTGGACCATGCTCAATAATCCATTCTTGGAAAAGAAGTCGGGCGTTCCGCCTATTATAACAATTAGAGAGACTGCTGAGCGCCGAGGGCTATCTTTAAGTAGTCCCAGTATTCAGCGCGAGTTCTTTGGACAATGGGTCAAAGACGTAGACAGTCTTGTTTATAACTTTGATTCAACTAAAAATATTTATCACACGGACTTGCCAAAAGACTTGCGATACGTTTTTGGAGTGGATATTGGATATCGAGACGCAGACGCCATTGCCGTGCTAGGTTATAGCGCCAGTGAGCGCAAAGTCTATCTAGTGCAAGAGTACGTTCGCAGTAAAAACGACATCACAAGCCTGGTAGAAGAACTAAAACGGCTTAAAGACAAGTATGACCCTGTTAAAATTGTCATGGATGCGGGCGCACTTGGTAAAAAAATTCAAGAGGAGATTCGCATACGACATAGCCTGCACACCGAGGCGGCGGAAAAAACGCGAAAAGCCGAGTTTATAACGCTTTTAAACGATGATTTGCGCACCGGCAAGCTCCAATGCCCCCTAAATAGTCAGTTCGAAGAAGACTCATATCTTCTACAATGGGACTTAGAGTCAGAAACGGTCATGAAAGTAAGCAACAGATACCACTCTGACATTGCTGATGCCTTGCTTTACGCCTGGAGAGAGTGCCGCCACTTCTACGAGCGGGAACAAGAAGCAAAACGCCCAACTCCCGACGAATATATGGAGCAGCTTGAAATAAAACTGGCCGAAGAAATGGAGCGCCAGAAGGAATCCACAAATGAGTTTACCGACGTAAATGATTGGGAAGACTTAGGAATTTCGGACGGTGGTTTTTTTGAAGAAGACCCTTGACAATAGTCTTAATTTGTGCTATAAGCCTGTTTGTACCTAAAATCTGCACAATATGGAAGTGCTAATGTTTGATAACTCTGAAAAATTAAAAGAGTTTATTCTTTGGGCCAAATCACAGCGAATTGAAACTGTGAAAATAGGCGAAATTGAAGTCAGATTTTCAAATCTTGCATTTATCGATGATTTAGCCAGCCTTGAACAAGAATTGACTGCGCCAGTTCCAGCAAAAACGGAAGAACGCAATACTTCCAAGACGTTAGTTGACACTTTATCAACCGATGACGATGAGGAACTGCTCACTTGGTCTTCTAGGCCATAAGCAGCATATTAAATGAATAAATTTTGGTACGACCTTAACGGCAAGGCATTGTCTGAAGCCGTGTTTCAATACATTCACAGACTTGACCAGGACCAGCCCAATATTCAATTGGATAACCTGCGTAACATGCGCCTATATGGCAACATGGAATCCAGTTCTTTGCGGAACTATGGTTTATATCGTGCTGAGCCAGTAAGTGCGGTTGCAAACCGGGTCACTCTAAACGTTATCCAAAGCATGATTGACACTGTGGTGTCGAAGTTAGCTAAAAATAAGCCTCGCCCCAGCTTTTTGACTGACGGTGGCGACTGGGAACAACAGCGAAAAGCCAAAAAACTAACGCAGTTCACCGATGGCTTGTTCTATTTGACAGACTACTATGCTAAACGTGCCATGGCCTTGCAAGATTCATGTATTTTCGGCACGGGTGCGTTAAAAGTATTTAAAGACGCGGACAATAAAATTAAGCTTGAGCGCGTGTTTATCGACGAGCTTAAAGTAGACACCTATGAAGCTTTATACGGCGAACCCCGCCAACTACACCAAGTAAAATACATTCATAAAGACGTGCTTATTTCCATGTTTCCTGACAAGGAAGCAGACATTCGCGCTGCAACTGACACTCGAACTCTTGCTGCTTACCAGTCCAACAGCACCGAAACCACGTCACAAATGATTCGCGTGGTCGAAAGCTGGAGGCTGCCCACAGGCCCAGACAAAGAAGACGGCTTACACACTATTTGTATTGATGGCCTTATGCTCAGCAAAGAAGAGTATGACAAGCACTATTTTCCGTTTTTGTTCTGGCGCTGGGGTGTTAGACCCGTTGGATTTTTTGGTCAAGGCTTGTCAGAGCAACTAACTGGTATTCAACTTGAGATTAATAAAATTTTACGCACAATTCAAATTTCTATGCACTTGGTTAGCGTGCCTAAAATCTTTGTGGAAGCCAGTTCTAAAGTTGTGTCTAGCCATTTAAACAATAAAATTGGTGGTATTATTAAATATGTGGGCCAGCCGCCTGTAGAAGGCAAACTTGGCACAATTCCACCCGACCTATTTACACATTTAGACAGACTATATGCCCGTGCGTTTGAAATTGCCGGAGTTAGCCAATTGTCTGCTATGGCCTCTAAGCCGCAAGGACTAAACTCAGGAAAAGCACTACGCGAATATAACGACATTGAATCTGAGCGTTTTATGGCCGTGGCCCAACGCGATGAGCAAGTTGCCATCGATGCCGCCCGTATGTTTATTGACATTGCGAAAGAAATTGACGAAGACATTGAAGGTGGATTTGAAGTCAAAACGCAAGGTTCGAAAAGCCTGGAGCGAATAAAGTGGAAAGACGTGGCCCTGGAAGAAGACGCCTATATCATGCAATGCTTCCCGGTGAGCGCACTCAGCAAAACTCCAGCGGGCCGCCTGCAAGACGTGCAAGAACTCATGGCCGCGAACCTAATCAGCCCTCAAGAAGGACTGAAACTTCTGGACTTCCCAGACCTTCAGCAATTCTACAACTTCAACAACGCGGCTCTCCACGACATCGACAGAACAATTGAACTTATGATTGACTCCGGAAAATATGAAACTCCGGAACCTTATCAAAACTTACAAGCTGGCATTGCAAAAATGCAACAAGCTTATTTGCTGTATAAATCTCAAGGTGCGCCAGAAACGCGCCTTGAACTGTTTAGACGCTGGATTGAGGATGCGGACTCGCTAATCAAACGCGCTGAACAAGAAGCCGCCCAAGCCCAAGAAGAGGCTCGCATACGGGCAGAGCTTGCCGCAAATCCAGCCCCTCCTGCTGCTCCTGCGCCAATCCCGGAAGCGGCTCCTGAAGAAGTACCCGTGGTCGATGAGACCGCTTTGCCTGTTCAATGATGAACTGCAATAACAAGTGAGGTAAATATGTCAGACGTAGGAAATGCGGACCAATCTCCAGCAGTGGTCACCGATGTAGTCGCGGAAGGTACAATTGTGCCTGCTGCTGCTACTGAAAATATTGTTGCGGAAGCCGCAGCTAAACTTGCTGATGCTGCGCCCCTGGAAGAAGAAAAAAAGCCAGAAACACAAGAAGACCAGCGCTTTGCACAAAAGTTTGCGGCACTTTCTCGGAAAGAAAAACAAATCCGGGACCGTGAGCGACAAATGCAAGCTCAAATGGCCGAGTATCAAAAGAAACTTGAACAACTTGAAGCTGAGCGTAAAGAAGTTGAAAAATACAAAGAAATGCCGAAGCGCCTAAAGCAAAATGCTTTTGAAGTGTTTAAAGAAGCAGGCATGAACGAAGAAGACGTTATTAAGCTTCTTGCTAACAATGGTAAAATGACCCCTGAAATGGAGCGAGCAGAACTTGAAGCTCGTATGGAAGCCAGGTTAGCCGAGTTGCAAAAAAAGCTTGAGGAAAAAGACCAACGCGAACAAGAGGAAAAGCTCAACAGCACTCTTAATGCGTTCGTTTCTGAGCTTACTGATTTTGTAAACAACACCCCCGATTATGAACTGATTCGTGCCGAAAACGGTATAGAATTAGTTTACCAAGTTATTGAACAACACTACGCCCGTACCCTTGAAGAGACGGGGGAAGGCGAAGTGCTCAGTAACAAGGCCGCCGCAGATTTGGTAGAAGAGTACTACCTAAACCAAGCAAAAAAAATGGTAGACCGTGAAAAAGTCAAAAAACTGTTAACACCGCCGCCCGCCCCCGTTGCGGCTCCAAAGGGAAAGCCGACACCCACGCTTTCCAACACGCAAGCTTCGGTCGTGCCGTCTCAAACGAAGCCAAATTTAAGCAAAGAGGAGTCGCTTAAACAAGCTGCTGCTCTTATCCGCTGGGAAGACTAAGCGAACTCGAAGCCCGGATGAAAATATGCTGACTACCGGGTAGAGTAAAGTTGGCAAAACTTAACTTTTTTAAAAAGGACTATTTATGTCTTTAGATTTAACCTCATTTGCTGCGGCGCTCAAGCAGCACTATACGGACGACCGTATTGAGAACATGGTGTATGCGGATTAAGTGGTAGTCCCCCTGTACAAGTAATTGACAGGTGAAAACTGGGCAAAATCGGTGAAACTCCAAATAGTATTGGACAACCCCGAGGTAATATAGTAAAATAAAAACTACTATAAACCGTAACGCATAGGAAATGAACCTTGTACTGCGCCGTATGTAATAAAAAATTAAGAAAAGACAACACAATCGGTATGTGTAGAAAACATCGATGTTTGTCAGATTCTAGAAAATTATATATGGTTAATTATATGGGTGCGAATAGAAAAGAATTGCTTTTGTATAAGCGAAAGTATGGTAAGGCAAATAGGGCAAAATTTAATACCCTAAAAAAAGAAGCTTATCATTCAGACGTAAATACAAAACTTAGAGTGTCGCTACGAAATAGGATTAATAAACTAATTCGTAATCGGCAAAAAAAAGGCTCCGCAGTTTATGATTTGGGCTGTTCTGTAGAAGAACTTAAAACATGGCTTGAATCAAAATTTAAACCAGGAATGACCTGGGAAAATTGGGCATTAAATGGGTGGCATATTGACCATGTCATTCCACTGTCTAGTTTTGATTTGACTGATAGGGCGCAATTTAAAAAAGCATGCCATTATACAAATCTTCAGCCACTTTGGTGGCATGAAAATTTAAAGAAAAGTGCAAGACTATAAATTTCCCACGAGTGTCCGGCATCCGACTAGGATGATGATGTATGCTGACCTTACTGGTAACAGTAAGAAGTAAGGGATAAAAAGCCTTTACGATAACAAAGTGAACCCGCTGCTCGCTATGCTGAGCAAAATGCAAGATTTTGGTGGTAAGAATCTTCCGATTCCCATCATTTTCGGTGAATAGGTTGCCGAAATAAAATTGGACAAAAACGGTGAAGGCTGAGATGCTAATACCGTGCTAATCTAAGATGTAAAAAGTTTTAGACAGTGTAACGACTAGACCATGAACCCTGCACAAGCAGGAATAAAATTGGTCCACGAGTGTCCAACATCCTAAAAGGATGAAAATATAGTCTGAACTTTAGTAAATTGAAACTAAAGAAGCAAAGGATAAAAAGCTTTTGCGATAACAGGTTGAACCCCCAAAACCGCTCTGCTACGTTTAGCACGGCTGTTGCTGGTACGACTAACTCGCAGTTGAAAGACTTCGTGTTGACTCGTAACAAAGATTATTCCATTGCCTCGATTGATAACGAGACTTTGGAAGCCTCAAAAGGCAACTCGAATGCTTTCTTGGAAGCAGCGACTGTCGAGATTAATTCGGTCTCCTTTTTGCAGTAATGCAGAATGTAAAATTGGTCAAAAACGGTGGAACTTCAGAGTAATTACTGGACAATACCGTGCAAATGTGTTAGGGTAAAATATAACACACTGTGTAGAGCATAGGAGTTGAACCTTTGAAAAAAGAACAAAATACTCCCACGAGTGACCAACACCCTGCCCTAAAGGGTGAAAATATATGCCGACCTAGTGAAAGCAAAGTGTGCATTGGTTGTTTGCAGTCTAAACTGAAAGTAGAGTTTAACAGCAAGCAAAGCAGATGTAAAGTTTGTCAAAGTGTTTATAAAAGCCATTATTATGTGAAAAATAAGTTGCATATAAATGGAAAAAGTAAAGCTTGGCGAGCAGCAAATCCTGAGCAGAATCGAAAAATGATTAAAGCTTGGGAAACTGCCAATAGAGAATATGTTAGAGCATGTAAAAACCGTTATGTAAAAGAATATAAAAAAACAAACCCAGAAGCAAAAGTTGTTTTTAATATTCGACGCCGATTAAACGATGTGTTAAAAGGTAGAAAGCATAAAAAAACGTTAGAACTGCTCGGATGTTCTTTAATGGAACTAAAACTATACATCGAAGCTAAATGGACAGTTGGAATGACTTGGGAAAATTATGGACCTGCTGGATGGCACATTGACCATATATTTCCTTTGTCTAAAGCAAATTTGCTAGACCCAAAAGAAGTGGAAAGAGTTTGTCATTATACAAATTTGCAGCCACTCTGGGCTTTAGATAATTGCCGAAAATCCAACAAACTTTTGTGATTACTAGAAGCAAAGGATAAAAAGCCTTTGCGATAACAGCGCCGCGATGGCGCAATGCAATCCATCACGCGTTCGCTCGCCGTTGCTCTTTACGGCACGGGCTCTGGTTCTATTGGTCAGTGTAACGCGTCCGCTACGGGCACGTCGCTGCAATTGAAACAGGCTGATGACGTCACTAACTTTGAAGTCGGCATGGAACTTGTGTTCTCGACTGCAAACGGTGGCGGCTCAGTTAAGTCTGGTAGCGTTAGCATCGTTGGTGTTGACCGCGATACTGGTGAGTTGACTGTGGACGCGCTTTCTGCCATTGCTTCTGGCGCGGGCGTTGCTGCTAACGACTACATCTTTGTTTCGGGCGATTACGACCTCAAACTTAAAGGACTTCGCGCTTGGGTTCCGGACACTGCTCCGACCAGCACTCCGTTCTTTAGCGTTGACCGTACTGCTGACAAAACCCGTCTTGGTGGTATCCGCTTTGACGCGTCTGCTATGCCGATTGAAGAAGGTTTGGTTGCTGCTGCTTCTCGCGCTGCTCGCGAAGGCGCTAAGCCCACTCATTGCTTCATGAACCATGTGGACTATGCTAACCTCGAGAAAGCATTGGGCTCAAAAGTTCAATACGTTGACCTCAAGGTTAAAGCGGACATTGGTTTCCGTGGAATGGTCATTAACGGTCCCCGTGGTCCGATTAATGTTATTCCTGACCAAAACTGTCCCGCTGGCCGTGCGTTCATGCTCCAAATGGACGTGTGGAAGCTCTACAGCCTTGGTAAAGCTCCGCGCATTTTGGACACTGATGGTCTGAAAATGCTGCGTGAAGCTGCCGCCGATGGCGTGCAAATCCGCGTTGGGTACTATGCTCAATTAGGTTGCCGCGCTCCGGGCTGGAACGTCAACATTAAACTTAGCTAATACTTTCGGGTATTTAGACTAGTTTGGCCTCCTGGAGTATGAGCTTCAGGGGGCTTTTTTATATCTGCTCTGTATCATTTTTTGCTCATTTTACCTAATAAATACTCCTATGTGAAAGAATAATATTCTTTAGCTGCGGCAACAATTGTGTTGGCCCCAGACTAAACGAAAGAGGATAAATCTATCGCTAACCGTAATTTCAATCGTTTTCAGGCTTTGGAAAAAGAAGTAAAAAGCTTGTATGCTGAAGTGGCTATTGGCTCTTCTGGAGCACCCACTCTTACCCACGGTCTTGGTATTGCTTCTGTTAGCAGAACGTCACAAGGAAACTATGACATTGTGCTACAAGATATATACAATCGTTTGATGCACGTTTCTATTACCCAACTTCAAGCTGGGACTCAAGGCCTTCATTATGTGCTTAACGCAGAAGCTGTGGCAACCGCGTCGTCAAAAACAATCAGTTTTCACACTGTAGACGCCGCTGCTTCTTCTCCGGACCCGGCAAATGGAAGCGTTCTTTATATTCGCATTGACCTTAAAAATTCTAGCGTTGTTTAATCGGACGTCCACATGATGATGTCGGATGACAAAAACAAAAAGCAGGCGACTATGATTATCGCCAGCATGGCTAAGCCCAACCCGGAAATGGAGTCTGAACAGGCTCCAAAACCGGAAGACGAGCTTTCCTATGTTGCGGAAGAAATCATGTCTGCTTTTGAGAAAAAAGACGCGAAAGCTCTTGCGGAAGCTTTGAAGTCCTTTTACACATTGTGTGAAGACTGCGAACCTTCTGAAGAGTCTGAGGCTGAATAATCTTTTTAAACCAGGCTAGGCTTTAACTGGCCTGGTTTAGCTTTCTAGGACTTTAAATGTCAATTACCCTTGCGGAGCTAAAAGCACAAGCTAGGCAGCGTTCAGACATGGAAGATTCCACGTTTGTACGTGACGCTGAACTCACTGCTTATATAAATAGTTCCATTGCTGAGCTGCATGATTTGCTTATTGCCGCTTACAACGAAGACTATTATCTGGAAGAAGTGCAGTTTGCTGCCACAACTTCTTTAACCTATGATTTGCCAAACGGCACAAACTATTCTGCTGCGCCCAAGTTCTACAAGCTTCGGGGCGTGGATGTTAAGCGCGGTACTGGCAATGATTGGGCGACTGTTAAGCGTTTTAATTTTAATAGACGCAACGAACAAGAAATCGGAACAGTACTTTCTGCGTTTGGTCTACCTTATTTAGAGTATAGACTGACTGGAAGCAAACTACGTCTTAATCGAACGCCCGATTCTGGGCTTACTTTTCGCATTTTTTACTATCCAGTGGCACAAACACTTGCCGACGATACCGACACCTTTGACGACATTAATGGTTTTGCAGAATATGTGATTGTTGATGTTGCGATTAAAATGCTCAACAAGCAAGAATCCGACGTCACCGTGCTCATGGCTCAAAAAGAAGAGCTTAAAAGACGAATTGAAGCCTTGGCTAAAGACCGAGACGTTAATGAGCCTGAATCTGTGACTGATATTTACGCAGAAGAGACTGAAACTTCACTTTTTGGACGGTACTAATGTCTGGCATACGCGGCTTTAAAAAAGTTGCAAATGCCAGTCCGGATACGCAAGCACTGCAAGACCGGCTAGATGAGTTTTTTGCTCCGTTTATGCTATGCTCGTTGCTAAATGGGCAGCAGTTAAAGAGCATTGAACTAGTTCCTGGAAGTGCAAACCAAGTGTCACATAAGCTTGGTCGTGAGATTTTGGGCTACATCGTTGTTAGAAATAGAGCGCAAAGTAAAATTTGGGACACGCAAGATACAAACGCACTTAAGAAATCGTCGCTGTTGCTCTGGACAGACGCTACAACGACCATAGATATTTGGGTATATTAATGGCAACTCCATACATGAACCTTTCACTTCCTACTCCTACTGTGACTATTGGCCCGGACTGGGCTGAAGAACTAAACACAGCTTTGGAGTCGGTAGACGCACATGACCACACCTCCGGAAAAGGTAGAAAAATTGTAACTGCGGCCATAAATATTGACGCAGATTTGCAAATGAATGGCTTTAAGCTCGACAATATTCCCAGTTTGCAACTTAATGAGCTTGTGAGCCCTGTTTCTGGTATTGGTGCGGAAAATTCTATTAGTTCGACTGGCGATTTGTGGTTTACCAACGGCTCTGGCATTGCAGTACAGATTACGTCAGGTGGCAGCGTGGTAAGCACGCCAACAAGCCTTGAGACTGTGCAATATACTGAAGTCAACACTGATTTGATTGTTGGTTCTGGCGACCCTTATGTATTTTTGGACGTTGATACCAGTGCTGCCCGGTCAATAACATTGCCTTTAGCTGGTTCTGTGTCGGCGGGCCGTTTATATGTTGTTAAAGATGCATCGTTGCTCAGCGAAACAAACACTCTGACTGTGCTTGCTTCCGGCAGCGACACCATTGACGGTGCGGCTTCTGTGACTATTACTTCGGACGGCGGAGCGCTATTTTTTGTTGGCAATGGCGTTGACGGTTATAAAGTTTTTTAAAGGACTAAATGGCACTTCAAACTCAATTGATTCCGGTCAAATTTGGACAAGGAATCGATACAAAAACTGACCCCAAGCAGCAATTGCTTGCCACGTTTCGGAAGGCCAAAAACGTAACGTACGAAACCATTTCTGCGATTAAAAAACGCAATGGTTATGATGTTGTGCCTTTATACACGGTCGGTAATGAATATTTGATTTCCGCACAAAAGATTGTTACATTTAAAAACGAACTGGACATATTTTCAGACAACGTACTCTATAGTTTTTCCGACGCTGTGCAGAAATTGGCTCCAAAAGGTCCAGTTTATCCAGTTTATACTACTAGTACTCCGGTTATAAACGCAGCGTCAAGTTGTGTGTCTTCGGATGTGGTGGTTGTTGGCAATTTAGAAGTTCACGCCTATGCCACTGCTGCAAACGAGGCCCGATACAGCATAAAAGACAGTACCAACGGCTCGTTTTTGGCTTCTAACAACTTGTTGGGTGCGGGCGAGCAGGTAAAAGTTGTTGCAGTTAATAATGTGGCTTTTATCTTTTATTCTAGTGGCGCGACAATTAACCTGCGGCGCGTATCGCTAACCATGCCAGAAGTTGCCGAGACCGTGGTGCCAGTTGCAAACAATCTCAACACATCTGGAAAAGTTTGGGACGTTGAAACAGTTCAAAATAAGATTTTTCTTGCCTACAATAGTTCGGTAGCTGGCGCCAGACTTCGGATTGTGGGAATAAACGCAGACGGGACGGTCGGAACAGGGCTTGGAGTCCCGACTACGCCTGATTCTGCGGCCATAACAGTGCTTGCTGACTCTGCATCTCGGATTAATGTGCTTTTTGCCTCGGCAACTGAGCTTCGAGTGCTTCAAGTTAATTTTCTGCTTACAACAATAACTGTGGCCTCTACGGTGGTTGACGCAACTGCTGGAGTCGCAACTATTGGTGCTTTGGAAACTGCATCTGGCGAATATAAGCTTTGGTATGAAGTTGCCGGTGCCAGTCCCATATATAATTACATAAAAACTGCGCAAATTGACAACATGGGTGCGGTAACCGTGGCACCAAGTGTGTTTGTGCGTGGGCTTGGTCTTTGGTCTAAGCCTTATTATGTGGGGACTGCCTCGTTTATTCCGACTGTGTTTGGCTCCGAACTTCAATCAACTGCGTTTGTTCTAGATGAATCTGCTAATGTTGTTACAAAAGCGGCGCCTGAAACTAGTTCTGGACTTATTACTGTGGGCTCGTTGCCGCATACAATGAAGATTGCCGATGACCAGGCACTAATCAGTTCACGGTACGCCACTCGAATTCAAGCAGAAAATGAAGATTTTTTTAGTGTGCTAGGAGTTGCAAGCACGGTTATTAGTCACGTTGAGGACAATCCGTTGCAAACTGCAACCCTTGGGGACAACCTCCACATTTCTGGCGGCCTGTTACGTGCTTACGACGGTGATGAACTGGTTGAACACGGCTTTAACATGTTCCCTGACGCTATTACTGCTGGTACGAATGCTGCGTCTGGCGGATTTATGTCCAATGGCAACTACGGTTTTGTTGCAGTGTATAAATGGACAGATAACTATGGCCAAGAACATCGCAGTACGCCGTCGCCTAATTTGGATGTAACGCTTGCTGCTGGCGGGTCTACTCAAACGCAACAAATAGTAGTGCCAACCTACAGACTAACAGATAAGTCAGAAGTTACTATTGAGATTTACCGCACCGAAGCGTCTGGGTCAGTTTATTATCTGACTGCCAGTGCCTCCAACGACACTACTGTTGACACGGTCACAATAACTTGCACAGAAGCGGACTCAACTCTTATTGCAAAGCTGCCCCTATATACAACGGGGGATGTGCTTGCAAATGGACAGGCCCCCAGTGCTAGACTGCTTGCAGTTCACACGTCTTCTAACCGCATATTTGCCATAGCTGAAGACGACAATCTGCTTATTTATAGCAAAATCCGAGACCAAGGAAAGCCTGTAGAATGGAATCCTGCGCTTGTAAAGCCGGTTGATGCTATTGGTGGTCCTGTGACTGCGCTTGCAAGCATGGACGAAAAAATGGTTGTGTTTAAGCAGTCGGCAATCCTGTTTATTGCGGGTAGCGGACCTAATAACCTTGGTCAACAAGATTCGTTTACTGAACCTGAGCGAGTAGCTATTGACGTTGGTTGTACAGACCCGTCGAGCGTAGTGCTTACCCCCAATGGCCTTATGTTTAAAAGCAGTAAAGGTATTTATTTGCTTAGCCGGTCTATGAGCCTTCAATATATTGGTGCCCCGGTTGAAGAATATAACGCACTTACAATCACAAGCGCCAAGCTGGTCAGCACAAACAACCAAGTGCGATTTACCACCCTAGACGGCGATTGCCTGGTTTACAACTATTTGCTTGGACTTTGGAGCACGTTTGACAACCACCAGGCAAAAAGTGCGGAAATAGTCGGCACCTCATACTATTATTGACCACAAGG